CCGACGGCGATAACTAAGATATGAGCAAAACAACTGAACAAAATATAGAGCGCCGCACGTTCACCGGAACGGTAGAATTGCGAATGGCAGACGGCGCAGATTTCCCGACCGAGGTAACCGGCATTGCTGCCGTGGTAAACCAACGCACCGATATCGGCTGGTTCGAAGAAGAGATTGCGCCCGGCGCATTCGATGACGCGCTGACTTTTTCCGACATCCGCGCCCTGTTCAACCATGACCCAAACCGCATCCTCGGACGCACCGCCGCCGGCACCGCGAAGGTATGGGTAAACGATGAGGGACACCTTGCGTATAGCTTCGTACCCGACCCGTCCAACCCTGAGCACGTCTCGGTTGTGCGTTCAATCCAGCGCGGCGACATAACGCAGAGCAGCTTTGCATTTATCACAAACGGCGTGCAGTGGGTATGGTCGGACAAGTACGGGCAGGAAGGCACGCGCCGTATCCTTCGCATGAAGGAATTGTACGACGTTAGCCCCGTAACCTACCCGGCCTACAGCGGTACCAGCGTAGGCAGTCGCGACGCTGAAGCTATCCGCCAGGAGCGCGACGCAATTATCGCAGAACGCGAAGCGCAGACCGAAGCCGCCGCCGCCGAACTTGCAAAACAACGCAACGCCCGCCGCGACCTTGCCGGCATCATTGCTAAGACCTTGTAAAAAACATTCAACAGAATAAACGATGAAACAATTGAAAGAAAAGCGGGAAGCATTGGCCGCCTTGCGTGCCGAATTGCTGACCCTGTCTAAGGCCGAAAGCCTGAGCGACGAACAGATTGCCCGCATGAGCGAAATCAACAGCGACGTTGAAAAGCTGGCTGGCGAGATTGCCACCCTGGAAGCTACCCAGCGCAGCCTTGCCGCCGTACCTGTGGTACACACCACCGGCACCGGCGAAGCCCGTGAACAGGACAAACTCAGCAAGCGCTTCAGCATGATTAAGACCATGACCGAGCTGAGCAGCCGCAGCGCGGTTTCAGGTCTGGAAAAGGAATTGGCCGACGAAGCACGCGAGCAGAATATGCGTGCCGGCCTGACTGCCAGCACAACCGGCGTAACCCTGCCTGCGTGGCTGATCAATCGCCGCGCTGCCAAATCTGAAAAACGCGACATCACCGTAAGCGGTGGAAGCGGCATCACCGAAGGCGGCGGAAACGTTGCCACCAACGTGGGCGGCATCCTGAATGCGCTTGAGTCTTACATGATCCTGAGCCAGCTTGGCGTGCAGATGTTTGACGGCCTTGTTGGAAACCTCCGCTTCCCTGCGAACACTACCGCCCCGGTGGCTACATGGGAAGGCGAAACCGATGCAGCCGCTGAAAGCACTCAGACCTGGGCTAACCGTACCCTGAGCGCGAAGCGCCTCGGTGCCTACATCGACGTTTCCGACCAGATCCTGCTTCAGTCAAGCAACCCCCTGGAAGCCTGGGTAATGGACTACCTGCTGCGTGCCGGTGCCACCAGCCTTGAGCGTGCGGCCATTAACGGCGGCGGTTCCAACGAGCCGACCGGCATTATCGCCAACAGCGACGTAACCGTAACCTTTGCCGGCAATGCTGCCAGCAACGCGACCAACGCCAACGGCGCAAACCAGGTATACGCTGACTGGGTGAACCTGTATAAGCAGGCAATGGTGAACAACGCGACCATGCAGAACCTCGCCTACATCACCAGCCCGCAGGTACACGCCGACGCGATGATCCGCCCCAAGCAGTCCAGCGGCGTAGAAGGTAACTTCATCGTGACTCAGGCCGGCGTATCGCCTCTCGGTTTTCCTGTGTTGGCAAGCACCAACGTACCCAGCACCTTGACCAAAGGCACCAGCTCCGACCTGAGCGCCCTGATCTTCGGTGACTTCAGCCAGCTCGCCCTCGGTAGCTGGGGTAACCCCATCCTTGAGATGGATCCATACACCCAGAAGGTGAATGGCTTGAACCGCTTCCACTTCATCAACTTTGTGGACGCCCTGGTGCTTCAGCCTAAAGCCTTCGCCGTGTGTAAGGACATTGACGCAACTACCCCTGCCTAACCTCTCCTAACCCCCAATAACCCTGAACACCGGCGCGGTGTGTGGTAGTCAGCCGCGCCGTGTGTTTGGGAATCCCGGATGGCCTTAACTGCGCTTTCCGGGAGCCAATCGAACCCGACCCATTTTGGCACGGGTTCAAAAAAACCAAACCAATGCAGACCCTGAAAATCAAATGGATAAGTAACCCCGCCGCATACGACTGCTGTTACAGCGTCGGCGAAGTGTGCGAGCTTGAAGCGAAGCGGGCGCAGCTGCTTATCGACGCCGGCGCTGCTGAACATTACAGCGAACCTGCCACGACCGAAACCGCCACCGCCAAACCGAAAGCCGAAACCGCAACCGCCAAGCCTCAGCGCAAACGATAACCATGCACCGCCGCATCGTAAATACAATTCAGCCCGCGTCCGCTTACATCTCCCTACAGGACTGCAAAGACCATCTGCGTTTAATCAACACAGACGAAGATGGATATATCGCGGCTATTCTCGATGCGGCTTTTGACGTTTGCGAAAATTACGTCGGCTATCCGATCCGGCTGACCAACGTGCAGTTTACGTCCTACACATGGATTAATGCCGACCTTGATTTCCCGGGCCGGTTCGTTTCCCTGGATTCCGTGAAATACTACGCGGAAAACACCAACGTACTAACCACGTTTGCCAGTTCCAATTACGCAAGCAAGGCCCACGAAACCGGGCTTGTGCTGCGATGGAACGACGAAACGACGCTACCCAATACCTACGAAGACCGGATTGATGGGGTGCAATACAATACGCAGATGGGCTGGATTCCCGGCACATTGCCCGGCGCTATTCGTGCCGCTGTGCTGCTGAACCTGACCGACCTTTATGAGGAGCGGAAAAACGCCGTCATCGGTACAATCCAAACCACCCTGTCACGCGGCTCGGACTTTCTGTTAAACCCGTATAAACTTCAGCGATTCGTATGAACCCGGGACGGATGGACAGGCAGCTAACCTTGCAGCGTTTCACAACAACGCAAAACGCTATCGGCGAAGGGGTGAAGACATGGACAACCTACGCTGACCGGGTGCCGACCAGCATCAAGCCCGAACGCGCAAGCGAGCGCACCAACGGCGACAAGCTGGAGGCTGAGAATAAAACGACCTTCGTAATCCGATGGATATCCGGCGTAAACGCCGCCGACCGCCTGCAATACGAGGGCGTAGTATATGACATTAAGAACGTGCGCGAAGTGAACCGCCGCGCTTACCTTGAACTTGACGCAATACGGCAGGTATGATAGATTTCAAAATTGAGGGTGTCGGGCTGGTAGTTGAGAATCTGCGCAAGGTTAAAGACCGCGCTGCCGATAAGGTTGTGACTAAAATTGTGCGACAGGAATCAAAAATCATTGTCGCATCGGCCCGCGCCCGTGTGCCTGTGGATTCCGGCCTGCTTCGCAGTCAGGTCGGCTTCATCAAAAAGAACGATGCAAGGTACCCCAACAAAGCGCTGATCGGTGTAAACTATCAGTTCCACGGAGCGAAGCGCGGGAACTCCGCTTACTACGCGCATATTGTAGAATACGGCGGGAAAACCATCCGCCGCACGGCCCGGCCATTCATGGCCCCCGCATTCGAGATGCACCGCGCCCGTGTGTCTCAGAACATCATTAAGAGGGTGCGCGAAAAGTTAAACATTCAAGACAAAAAATAAAACATTATGGCAACGACCGGAATAGTAAACGGAACCCTTATTGGGTTGTACAAGGTGGCAGGCAGCCCTTCCACTTTCACCAAGATTGCAAACGGCCGCGCCGCTGGCGCCGACCTGAGCATCGACATGATTGAAATCACCACCAAGGACAGCAGCGGCTTCAAAGAATACGTCGCCGGCGAGAAGGGCGGCACATTTCAATTTGAAGGATTGTTCGAATACGAAGCCTCGGTATCGACTCAGGGCCTCAGCTTTGACGACCTCGTAACCGATGCGCTCGCAGGTACGGCATTTACCATTCGCTGGTCTTCGCAGTCAACCGGCGACGATTACCTGGAAAGCTCCGTCCTTATCAGCAGCGTATCTGCATCCGCCCCGCAGAACGAAAGCGCAACTTTCAGCTGCACTATGCAGATGACCGGCACAATCACTCTCGGAAACGTAGCTTAATCCGAACCCATGGCGCAGCTGACTATCGCATCCAAATCTTATCCTATCGCCTACCCGGTGGCGGCCTTAACGCGCATCCTGCGCAGCCTGAAAATTAACACTCAGGAATTTTCGGAACTCGCTGTAAAGCGAGACCCGGAAACCCTTGCAATGTTTTCAGCCACGGTGGCATGGTCTGGGCTTGTGTCCGGCGCCGTAAGGGAGGGTAAACCTAAACCGTTTGCCGACCCTGAGGAGTTGCTTGAAAACATCGAAACGCTGGACGACCTTTTGCCTGCTTTCGATATGTGGCAAACGGCCTGGGCTAAGTTCACCGGCGCCGACGAAGCCAAAGAGCAGCCAGCCGACACGGCGGAAAGCGAGGCCAACCCATCGGGGGAGCTGTTGCCGCCGGCGGTCTGACCGCGTGGGACATCGAGCGGATTGCGTTCGGTGAATTAAACCTGCGACCGGCCGACATGGAGACAGCCTGCCCGCAATGGTTCAGGCTGGCGTGGGATGGGAAACGCAAAGCAACCGAGAGGGAGCAGCGCGATGCATGGAATAGAACACGGTGGCTGGCAGCAGCCCTGTGGAACATCCACGCAAAAAACCCGGTCAAGCCTACCGACCTGTTGGAATGGCCAGAGGAAAGGCGGCAACGAATGAACGAATTGAAACGAATACAGGAAAAGCTGAACTCAGACAAGCGATTCCCGAAAGAGATAAAACCGAAAACCGATGAACAAAGCAGTTAAAGCGATTCACTACCTAATGGCGAACACGGCCGGAATCACGGCTGAGATACCCGCGAATAAGGTATTCCCAGTCCGCGCCCCGCAGTCTACGCAATACCCCTATGTTGCCCACCAGCTCTTGAGCAATCGGCCGGAGCCGCAAAAAGACACTGCAAGCAATTTCGATTTTGCGCAGATCCAGCTGTCCATATACGCGGAAACCATGACCGAGGCGCAGGAGATCGCAGAGGCGATACGCACCGGGCTTGACAAGCGGCAAGGCACATTCGACGGCGTGGCAGTTGCTAACATCGAATACCTGGGCGAAACACACCTGCCTGAAGACGGCGCGGGCAACGATCAGATTTATTTGATTCAAACCGAATTCGAGGTAAATTACCACCGCTAATAGACGATGGCAGAACGCGGCGGAGTAGATAGCTTAAACATTGTCATCGGTGCCAATACAGAGGCGCTGAAGAAGGGTCTCGACGATGCTGTTAAGGCGTTTCAGGGCACGTCCCAAAGCTTAGAAAAGCAGGCCGCGAAAGCGCAGAAATCTATGGAGCGCCTGCTGCGCGGCGCATCCGACCCCGGCGCGAATCTGAAGCAGCAGAACCGCAACCTTACGAACCTCGCCGGTGCTTATATGCAGATGGGCGAAGCTGGCAGCGCCGGGTTTAAGAAGGTTACCGAACAAGCCATAGCAGCCCGCCGTCAGATGGAAGACGTCAACGACGCTATCATGGCGGCGGATTTGGAAGGCCGGGCAAAGTTGGCCGCGATGGGATTCGCGCAAGCTACTCAGGCCATTGCCGGTATGCAGGGCGCTATGCACCTGTTAGGATTAGACACGAAGACAGCCGCTGAAGCTACCGCAACATTGCAGAGTCTGATGGCTATCAGCTCAGGGATAGAGGGAATCGTGGCACTTGAAGGAACTATTTCAGCCCTTGCCACAAAGCTGCCCATCGTCAACACCCTGATGAAGACCTTCCAGATGTTGATGCGCCCCGGCCCGCTTCTACTTATCGGCGCGGCTGCTGCTGCCCTTTATACTATTTTCTCCAATATGCCCGCAAAGATTGCGCGGGTAAATTATGAGCAGAAGGCGCTGCTGGGATTGACCGAGGCCATGAAAGGCGCGGTTACAGATGAACAGGTGCAGCTTGCGAAATTGGGCGGCGTGCTTCAAAGCAACACCGCGACGCAAGAGCAGCGGCGAATGGCCCTGAAGAAATTACAGGAACTATACCCGACGTATTTCAAAGACCTTGATTTAGAGAAAGCAAAAACAGGGGACATCGCCACCGCGATAAACCAGGCCACCGAGGCGCTTAAGAAAAAAGCAATGGTCGCCGCGATTGATAAGCGGATGACCGACCTTGCCAGCAAAGAGATCGAGAAACAAATCCTGCTGCAACAGAAGCAGGCTGAGTTTCAGAAGTTCGACCGCAAGAAAGGTGAGGTAGGGTTTCAGAATTTGCGAAGCGAAATCGCCACCATTCAGGGCGAGATGATGACCATACAGGCCGAGCGCAATTCGCTTATCAAAATAGCGAATGACGTCGGAGCCGACTTCACAAAGAGCCTCGCGGATGGGATTAAGACCGGCGGCGGCGCTGGCTCCAAAGCGCCTGTAAAAAAAGCGGTCGAAGAAATCCAGCTACAAGTATTGGATGCCATGCGCACGATGAACAGCGGCGCAGTGAGCAATGTAAGCGGCGCTCCTACGGTTTCAATTCCGCTAAACGTAAATTTCAAAACAGGCGATTTGACCGGTCGGGTCGGGCAAATTGTGCAGGATATAAATTCAGCCCTCGACAGCGGCATCAAAACAATGGCAATCAACATGGCCGGGGCGCTTGGCGACCTTGCGATGAACATCGTCGCAGGCGCTGAAGACCCGCTGGCTAAGTTTGGCGACGCGCTGTTAAGCACCCTCGCCGGGTTCATGCAAACGCTCGGGCAAGCTATGATGGCAGCGGGCCTTGCTTCGCAGAAATTCCAGGCGCTTCTATTCACACAGCCAGCCGGGGCAATTATTGCAGGTGCCGCGCTTATCGTGGCAGCGGGAGCTGTTAAGGGCATCATGCAGAAAGGCATCGAAGGCAGGCAATCCAAAGGCAGTACGTCTTCTAACAACCAACCCGCCGGCATCCGCCCGTTCGCCGATGGCGGTATCATATCCGGCCCTACGTTGGGTCTCATGGGTGAATACCCCGGCGCCCGCTCCAACCCGGAAGTAGTGGCGCCGCTGAACAAGCTTAAGGACATGATAGGCGGCGGCGGTAATTTAACGACACGCGTAAGCGGTCAGGATCTGCTTATCATGCTCGACAGGGCCGAAACAAATAGGGGAAGGGTAAGGTAATGGGAATTAAATACAGGGCAGAATTTGACGATATAAATGCAGTCCGCTGGAAAGTGGACATCGACGAAGCCAGCTATTCAGGCAGCGTTTCCACGTTCACCGTGGCAACCCCCGGGTTTACCGCTACATGGGAGGGCGACGGCTCGCGGGTGGGAGAAAACCCCATCCGCTCAAGCAAAGCCGTTATCCATTGGCTTGTATCCAACAGCACCGAGGAAACATTTCTTGACAGCCTGGCTCAGTCATCCGAGCTGAAATACAACGTCCTGATATACCGCGCCGGTACGCTGTGGTGGGTCGGCACGGTCTTACCTGACCTGTGCGTATTTGAAAACCGCTACTATCCGTTTGCCTTTGACCTTACGGCGGTAGACGGATTGGGCCGGCTTGCAGATTTCGATTTCGATTACGCGACCAATACGGCCAACCCGGACAATATAACACTTGGCACCATCATAACCGAGGCGCTGAAGCCGACCAAGCTTGACGGCTTCTACACCGGCTCAGACGTGTACCTTCGCGCTTCCTGCGAATGGGTGGACAGCAGCCAGACCACAACCCGCGACGCGCTGGAGTTCACCCGCGCCCGGCGTATTGCCTTCTTGAAGAATGCAGACAAGGCAGACCATTCCGGCTTGTGGGAACCCATCACTTGCAAGGATGCGCTGGAGAAAGTCCTGCGCTCGATGGGGTGCCGAATCGAGTTCAGCCGTGGCAGCTACCGCATTTATCAACACCAGAACTATCGCGGAACATCCTACACCGAGTTCCACTATTCAAAGACCGGCATAACATCCGCCGGCTACCTGACCAGCCAAAGCATCAGCCCGCAATCCGGCGCAACATGGCAAAGCTCAGACCTTGCCCTGACCACCGGGGCGCAATACACCTATTTCCCCGCATTGCGTCGGGCGGTTGTGTCAGCTGAACGCCGCCGGGCTTACGACCTGAGCCAGGCTACTTTCCAAACCGGCATCAAATCCGCCAACCTTACCGGCGTAGGCACAACCCGACCGGCGCGGATTACGGGCCGCGTGCATATCGAAAGCACGAAAGCGGTTTCACGTCTGAAAATTACATGGGGCCGTTACAACACAGCTACCAGCCTATTCACGGACGTTGTGGTATTTGATCCGGCGAAGGCAACAAACGGCGCATTCGATACGCCCGGTGCCTTAAGCTGGCAATCAATCACCCCGGCAAGCGGTATAAGTTCTTACGCATTCGGTTACGACATCCCGGCCAACTTCCTGACCGGCGCAGACGGGCGGGTGCCTGTGGACGTGGATATCCCCATACCCGGCACGGCGACAGATTTAGGCGACGAAATCCGCATAACCGTCACCGCTGAATACTGGGACTACTCCTACGTTAACGGCAAGCTTGTATCCGGCACCCTGACATGGAATCAAATTAAATGGCAAGGCTCGCTTGTGCTTGAGGTCATGGCCGACACGACAAACCAAGAATGGGTAGATGCGTCGGAGTGGATTGGCACCAACACAGCGCAAGCCGACAACAGCGTCGCGGTGGAATTAGACAACTGCCTGATTGATGGCAGCAGCCAATTCACCGAAGGCGTGGACATCTACACGGCTGCAACCGTATGGCAGGCCGGCACGGCATGGAAACGATTTGACGGCGACAGCCTGACAGCGGTACCATTGCCGCAACTGCTGGCCAATTACATAGTAGCCCACCATTGGCGACCAGCGCGAATCCTTCGCGGCACGTTCTTTGACCGGCCCAGCTTCCTGTTTGACTGCGTGAACAGCCCGGTATATGGGTCGGATGTCTACGTATGGAACGGCGGCAGCTTTACAGCTAACGACGCCCGG